CTACTGAGTCATCTGAAGAATCTACTGAGTCATCTGAAGAATCTACTGAGTCATCTGAAGAATCTACTGAGTCATCTGAAGAATCTACTGAGTCATCTGAAGAATCTACTGAGTCATCTGAAGAATTTGAATCAGACGTTGGTAGTGGTTCTGATGGAAACGGAGAAGCAGGCCTAGGCACCGACATTGGCGATACTATAACGGACAGTAGAGGTATTATTTGGACAAACACGGGAAGTAATCCCCTTAATCCAAACGTTATCATTTGGAGGGCCGGGAACCCAGACCAAGCTTTAATTGATGAGTATGAAGAAGCAACTGGTCAAACATATGAAGACGGTGTTACAATCAGCATTGGTGTAGGTGCTGGTCAAGACCCTGTTACTATAATAGAATCTGGTAATACACCTGCTCCGGAAGTAACTGCTCCGGAAGTAACTGCTCCGGAAGTAACTGCTCCGGAAGTAACTACTCCTACATCTACTAATATTTTAGACTTATTGGACGGTGTCCCCGGTTGGTTGAGTGACGTAATTAACTTTCCACCTAATAACACTACAGTGCCTCCAACTACTACAACACCACCGACGAGTACTGTTTCATTTCCCGGAGAACCTTCAGATGCTGACATTATAGAAAACCCAGTAGTCACTACGACACCTCCTACAAACACTGTAGCACCTTCAGATGACTTTGTTTTGGTTAATGGGGAAGTCTTTGAGATTCCAGATAGCACTGTAGTGTTTCCAGAAGACACTACATTACCTTCAGATGATTTTGTTTTGGTTAATGGAGAAGTCTTTGAGATTCCAGAAGTCACTACAGCACCTCCGGTAGTAGCACCTCCGGTAGTAGCACCTCCGGTAGTAGCACCTCCGGTAGTAGCACCTCCGGTAGTAGCACCTCCGGTAGTAGCACCTCCGACTGGTCTTTTTACAATCCCCGGAGAATTTTCAGAGGATGAAATTTTAGAACTTTTAGAAAACCCTGTAGTCACTACAGGAACTCCAGTAGTCACTACAGGAACTCCTACAGACCCCGGAGTTGTTTTCAACAACGGAGAACCTGTTGAGACTCCAGTAGTCACTACAGCACCTCCGACTACTACAGCACCTCCGACTACTACAGCACCTCCGACTACTACAGCACCTCCGACTACTACAGCACCTCCTACAAACACTGTAGCACCTTCAGATGACTTTAGTTTAGATACTGGAGAAGTCTTTGATTTTCCAGATGACACTGTAGTGTTTCCAACAGATGGTGGAGGCTCTGGTGGAAACGAAGGTGGAGGCTCTGGTGGAAACGAAGGTGGAGGCTCTGGTGGAAACGAAGGTGGAGGCTCTGGTGGAAACGAAGAAAGCACTGTAGTTGACCCTGTTGACGACAATGGCAATGGCAATGGCAATGGCAATGACAATGGCAATGGCAATGGCAATGGTAATGGAGATGGAGATGGTACAGGAATGATGGCTCCTTCTAGCGGTGGTGGCTTTGGCGGCTTTAGACCAAGTCAAGGATACATGGGTGGTATTAACTACCAGTTGCCGCAGTTTGTAGGAGTACAGTACCAGCCTAAAAATTATAATGTTGAGTTAGACCGTATTATCAACGAAAGTTTGTTTAAAGGAATGATTTAATGACTTACAAAGATTTAGTCAATAACGTGCTTAGGAGACTCAGGGAGATAGAAGTAACCTCTGTGCAAACTAATTCCTACAGCAAACTCATAGGTGACCTTGTGAATGACGCAAAGGACCTTGTGGAGAACTCATGGGATTGGTCTGCACTCAGGACTACCCTTACGATTACTACTACGGCTGACGTATTCAACTACTCTTTAACTGGTAGCCAGAATAACATCAAGGAACTAAACGTGTTGAACGACACGTCTAACTCTGTGATGCAGTACCAGACCAACAACTGGTTTGACTCACAGTTCCTTCTGTCAGCACCAGAGACAGGGTCACCACAGTACTACACGTACAACGGTGTTGACTCAGACGGTGACACATTGATTGATGTCTACCCAAAGCCTGACGGAGTTTATTCCTTACGCTTTAACTGTGCGTTACGCAACCCTGACTTGAGTGCTGACACAGACACACTTAAGATACCAGCGATGCCAGTGGTACACCTTGCGGTAGCTCTTGCTTCCCGTGAACGTGGTGAGACTGGTGGTACTGCTACTCAGGAATACTTTGCTATGGCTAACAAGTACCTGTCAGATGCTATTGCACAGGACGCTGGTAGACACCCAGAAGAAACTATCTTCTATACGCCTTAAGGTATTTATATGGCACAAGAACTCAAAAGTATTAATCTTGTAGCTCCGGGCTTCAAGGGTATCAACACTGAGGACTCACCACTGTCTCAGGACCCTTCCTTTGCTGAAACTGCTGACAATGCAGTAATCGACAAAAGAGGGCGTATAGCGGCACGTAAGGGTCTTAACGTTACGACGACTAATAAGACGCAGCTAGGTAGTGACTCCCTGAGTGCTATAAAAGAATTCAGAGACGACCTAGGCACTACTAAGGTCTTCTCTGTAGGCAACAACAAGATACTCAGTGGCACAACCACGTTGGCTAATGAGACTCCGGGCAGCTACACAATCAGTGCTGACGATTGGAAGATGGTCAACTTTAATGACAGCATCTACTTTTTTCAGCGTGGGTTTCAGCCCCTGATATACAACATAACTTCTTCAGGGACATCTGGAGGCGCTGGCAGCAGCGTAGTGACTCTAAGTTCTGTTCACAGTGCGTCAGGTCTTGTTTCAGCGATGTACGGCAATGAAGTCTTAGCAGCCTACGGTAGACTCTGGACTGCTGACTTCACTGCGGACAAGTCAACTGTTTATTGGTCTGACCTTTTGTCAGGACACAAGTGGTCCGGTGGTTCCTCTGGCTCCATTGACATAGCTAAAGTATGGCCTGACGGTTATGACGAGATTGTTGCACTAGCTGCACATAACAATCTTCTGATTATCTTTGGCAAGCGCAGTATCGTAGTTTACTCAGGTGCTGATGACCCTGCTAATATGACTCTGTCCGACACTGTTTCCGGTATTGGATGTGTAGGTAGAGACACGGTACAGTACACCGGTGTAGACGTAATCTTTCTTTCCCAGACTGGCTTAAAAAGCTTTGGAAGAACGATACAAGAAAAATCTATGCCTATAAGTAGTTTGTCCGGTACGATTACCACGGACATCATACAGTTAATTAATGAGACAGGTGAACTTTACAAGTCTGTGTATTACCCAGAAGCAAACTTCTACTTACTCACTTTTACAAACCAAAACATGACTTATTGTTTTGACATTAGAGGCACTCTGGAAAACGGGTCATACAGAGTTACACGGTGGCCCGGAACTAGTTTCACTTGCTATGAACGCAAGGACAATGGGGACTTACTCGTAGGCAGCGCAGAAGGCATAGGGCAGTACACAGGCTTTCAGGACAACGGTAGTTCCTACAGCTTCAAGTACTTCAGCCCTGAGTTGTCCTTTGGTGACCCTTCTAAACTTAAGTTCCTCAAGAAGATTAGACCGACGGTAGTAGGTGGTAGTGGTCTCGATGTACTACTAAAGTGGGACTACGACTTTGGTTCTTCCTACAACACAAGCGTTATTACGCTGAGGGACCAAGCAAAAGCAGAGTTTGGTATAGACGAATACACCGTGGGTCAGTATTCAGACGGTATCCTGACATCTAAAGACGCTGTAAACACTAACGGCAGTGGAGGAACATTGAGCATTGGTATGGAAACAAGTATCAACGGCAACGAACTGTCAATCCAAGAAATCAATGTACTTGCACTAGTAGGTAAAACAATATGAGTAATTATACTAAAGTAACGGACTTTGCTGCAAAGGATACTTTGTCTGCAGGTGACCCTAACAAGCTTGTCAAAGGCACTGAGTTTGAAACTGAGTTTGACAACATTGCAACTGCGGTAGCAACAAAAGCAGACACTGCTGGACCTACGTTCACAGGCACTGTAACAATACCTGCGCTGACCTTTACAGGTACTCTAGCTACAGGGACTATTAACGGAGGAACGTACTGATGGCTTTATCTTGGGAAGATGTTACAGAGTTTTTAGCAAGCATGGGAGGAGAAGGAGGCACTGCTGCCAATACTGCTGCTGCTCTAGGCTTAGGCACCGCTGGTTTAGCTCTTGCTGAAAAAGGGTACAGCGACATAGGAAAGATTGGAACAGAGGCTCAACAAGCTTTATCTGGCTACACTAATGAGGCCGGTGAGTTTGTTCCGGGTTTGGCTCAGGACCTTTCAGGTATGCTGGAGTTCCAACCTTACACTGTGACTTCTGCTACTGGTGGTCAGTTTGGTATGATGCAGGACCCAGAGACGGGTCAGATGACTTACCAACTAGCTGCTTCTCCTGAAGAACAGGCTTTCCAAGAGCAAGCCCTAACAGACGCAAGTTCATTCTTTACGGAAGCAAGAACACCAATAGCTCAACGTGAGCAAGCCGTCTATGACCGCATGCGAGCAGCCATGTCTCCTGAAGAAGAACGACAGCGTCTGGCTCTAGAACAACGCATGGCAGCTCAGGGACGCACAGGTGTACGTACAGCACAGTTTGGTGGAACTCCTGAACAACTTGCGTTGGCTAAGGCACAATCAGAAGCTCAGAACCAAGCAATGTTGAGTGCTATGCAGTTTGCAGGACAAGAGCAGCAACGTCAGGCACAGCTAGGGACAGGCATGTTAGCCGCTGGTTACGTACCGCAGGCACAGTTGCTTAATGCGTTGCAACCCGGAATGGCTGCTTCAGAACGTCGAAGACAAGCTATGTCGGAACAAGCAGGAGCCTACGGTCAGACCTATGCTTCAGGCTTAGAAGCACTGCTACAGTCTGGTTTAGGACAAGCTAACCTTGCTGGAGGCATGGGCGCTAACATCGCTGGTGCAGCACTTGGTGGCTTGTTTAGTTAATAAGGAGAACATGTAATGGCTCAATTTTCACAAGGATTTCTGTCTAGCTTAGGCAGACCAGAGATGTCACAAAGCTTGTTTGGCTTAGGTGCTGCCATTGGTGGTGTTCCGGGGCAGATGAAGCAGAGGCAGAAGCAACAAGCGTTTAACCAGTTGATGCAACAAGCGCAGCAAGCAATGGCTTCTGGAGACGCTACTGCTTTGGCTAATATTAGTCAACAGTTGGCTGCTTCCGGCTACCAGAGAGAAGCACAACAGTTGTCTCAAGCTTCCAGAGAGGCTTCGCAGAAAGCTCAGAGAGTTTCAGCAGGTCAGCAGTTATTAAGCGGTGTTCCTTCAACAATGAGAGCAGGAGCAGAGACACTTGCCCAAGAAGGTCTCATTGAACAAGCCTTAGAAGCACAGGGTTTGGCTCAGGCTAGGCAAATAGAAAAAGGGAAACAAGCTTTAGCAACTTTTGCGTCTGCTAGAGGCATGCAGATGAGTGACCCAAAAGCTCGTGAAGGTTTTTTTAGGATTGCCAAAGCCTATGAAGTTCCTATGGACCAAGCTTCTGCAATATATGAAAACTTTACTACTGGTGAAAGAGGTAAAACAACTAGAGGTGCTGAAACAACTGTCAGAGACGAATCTGGAAACTTGTTTACGCGTACCATTGAATATGATGAACAAGGCAATGCCAGA